GGCAACATACGAAATGGGCAATCGAGCAGAACCCAACGACAATCACAATACACCGCACAGAGAAAATTGATATGGGTGGCTACTTCGAGGAAGTAGAAAGCGAAGTAGGCTCCTTTGTTGTGCGGATATATCAATATGGAACATGGGCGCCGCAGGAAGTAAGCACTCTAGCTGGTACTAAGCAGGTGGACAGAACATGGGGAATGTTGATGGACTATGAGGCAGATGTCAAGGCAGGCCCTAATGTGTTAGACGAATTTGAGGTACCGGGCTTAGGAAAATTTCAAGTGCTGGAAGTATACCCGCAGAAAGTGAAAGGCAAAATTGTAGGCTACCAGGTGATCTTGGAGAAGGTGAGCTAGATGGCATTAGGCGACCAAACAAGAGAATACTTGGAGCGCAAAAAAGCGGGGTTGAATGCCTTGCTTTTAGATTGGGCTGGAAATTTAGAAAGCTATGCTAAATTAAACGCTCCCTGGACGGACCGAACGGGTAATGCCAGACAGGGATTGCACGGTGGGGTTGATACTGATGGCGACCAGTTTGTCCTTTACTTATCTCACGGTGTAGAATATGGAATCTGGTTGGAGCTGGCGCATGGTGGCAACTACGCTATTGTAAGACCGACCGCTGATACTCACCTTCCCCATATCCGGCGAACAGTGATTGATTACTGGAGAGATTGATTATGAGAACAGTCATAAGGCAGATTTTGATTGACAATATAACAGCGGTTCAGGGCCGGGTTTACGAACCCCATGCCGCAGGCCTGAACACTCCAAAACCTTATCTAGTGCTTAGAGAAGGCGTCCAAGACCCTGAAGCTGACTGGGCGGCTTTCTCAACTGTAATCGAGGTGTGGCCCTACGTCAAGCGAACTACCTTCCAACAGGTAGACACCCTGGCCAATTCCATTATCAACACTTTACATCGAGCCAGATTCTCCCATGCCGGCGAGGAATATCTAGTCGATTACCTGGGCAGTGCCGGACAGGACTTTATGGACGAGGAATGGGATGCCATCACCCGGGGACTGCGTTTTCGGGTTTTTGCTCTGGGCTGGTTGAATGGGTTGACTTATGATCCAGATCCGGTGTTTGCATTGCAAAACTGGACAGCGGAAACATGGCCGGAAGTACAAACGAATCCGGCAACATGGTCGCCGGCAGATATAACACCGGGGATATACTGGCGAATGGTACGTTTGACAACGACGGAGATCACAGCCGCGGTAAACTGGATGGAAGCACAGATTAACGGACACATTCTGGTTCCCAGTGCTGCTGTTCGGTTGAGCTGGGTGCGGAAGGTTACGGAAGGATTAGTCAAACAGCGTAGGCTAAAGATGTCCGATAATGGACCATTAGAACTACTGCGTGTTATCGCTGACAGCGAAGCCGACCCAATGCGCCGGGGGCAGATACAGTTAACTGCCCGGTTTGGAGTGCTGCAACCGCGGGCGCAGTATGATGTACTGCGGAAGGCTTTTGCCAGCGGAGATATTGATATGGAGGTGGGGCAGCTTGAGTAAAAGAGAAAAAGCGCGGGAATCGGTCTACAGCCGTAGTGAATTAATCGAGGCAGCTTTTTCTTTTGGAGTTAAACCTGAGATAGTTGCCGGAGCAGCAAAGTTGGTCGGCAAGGATAAGATGACCAAGGCAGAGGCCGAAAAGGCGATCAAACTATATCTGGAAAGGAAGGTGTAGCCCGTGGCTGGTTCTGTTTTTCAAGTAGGTGAACAAAAAATAAGGCCTGGCGTATACGTCCGGGTGACCAACATCGGTGAACCACCGGAAGCCATTGTGCCGCAGGGGATTGTGGCTGCTTTGTTCCGTGCTTCCTGGGGGCCGTTGGGTGAGGTTGTGTACCTTGAAAATGCTGATGCAGTGAATGGTGTCTTTGGTAGCACTGGTACTGTCGATACCGCGCTGGAGGCATTTCGCGGAGGTTGTCGCAGAGTAGTAGCATATAGGCTAGGAACTGGCGGTGGTAAGGCTCTTTTGAACCTTCAGGATGCCGAATCTACTAACGTGGTGGCCATTACTGCCAAATACGAAGGTGCGAGGGGTAACGACTTTGCGGTGACCATAAGGGATTCCCTTGCCGACGATACAAAGCGGGAACTACTGCTTTACGAAGGAGCAACCCTGCGGCAGATGATTACCTTTACCAAGGGTGCTGGGGAGCCACAGGCCCTGGTAGATGCAATCGCCGCATCCAACAGCCCCTATATTACCGCCGTCAAGTCGGCAGACGGTAGCGGTGTGCTGGCAACAGTTACTCAACAGCCACTTACTGGCGGACAAGACCCGACCGTCAATGGTGAAAGCTACAGCGCAGGTTTACTTGCAATCGAAGCAATAGACTGGAATGTGCTGGCAGTAGACTCCGAGGATCCAGTCACCCATGCTGTAGTGCAAACCTACATTGACCGGGTGCGGAATGAAGGTAAGCGGGTGCTGGGCGTTGTCGGAGAACCTACCAGCGTAAACCTTGCGACCCGGTTGGCAAATGCCCGGGCTTTCAATGACCCGGCGATCATCTACGTTGCCAACGGTTTCAAGGGCAGCGACGGCGTGACCAGGGAGGGTTATAAGGCTGCTGCAAGAGTGGCCGGAATGACGGCAGCAGCACAGATAACCGAATCACTGACCCACTACGTGGTACGGGGAGCAACTGAATTGATTGGTGCGCTGACCAATGCAGAAATTGAGCAAGCAATCAATAGCGGGGCACTGATATTCACCATGTCCGCCCAGAAACAGGTTCACATCGAATACGGCATCAACACTTTTATAACTGTCACTGCCGATATGGACGCTGGCTGGAAAAAAATCCGCCGGGTCCGGACCCGTGACAACCTGATGGACCGGATTGCGGCTACGTGGGATCCGTTGATTGGGAAAATCAATAACAGTCCGGATGGCAGGGCGACATTGATAGCGTCTGCACAAGGAATTATTAACCGCATGATTGCCGAAGGAGCGCTGTTGCAGGGGACTATTTATGAGGATCCGAACAACCCGCCAGCTGGTGATTCAGCTTGGTTTGTAGTTCAGGTGGACGATTTAGACAGCGCTGAGAAAGTCTACATTACCTTCCAGTTCCGGTTTGCTCCACCGGCTGAGGTTTAATGGAGGTGTTGTAAATGGCTGATGGACGCTATGTTTTCCGGTCATGTGTACCTGATGGTAGTATTGACATTGCAAACGTAACTTCGGGGGACATTATCAATCGTTCATGGTCCTTCCGGGTAAACGAGCCGCCTGAACTTCAGGAACTGCTGGACAGCGGCGCCTTGGACCCGCGGAATATTCTCCGGGGTTACAACGGGGAACTGTACGACGGCGATGGAAACTTTTTGGCAGAAGTCAATCAATGGCAGGCTCAAATAAACTATACCAATACTGATTATCAGCCTGCTGGTAGCAAGCTAACCTGGGCAGTTCCGCAGAGTTACACGGTAACCTTAACATTCACCGAAACCGTAATTAGAGATGCCCGGCTGTTGCAGAAGGTTATTGCCGGCCTGCGCAACGATGCCCCGGATGCCGTGTTGAACTTCATGGGCGTGCTCCGGGCGCCTGCTCAATAATGGAGGGGTAACATGAACGAAGAGAAGAAGGAAATGCTTTTGGGTAATGAAGATGCGATACTCCGGGATGTTGCAGGAGTCCTGGAAGCTATGGAGACCATTATCGAGTACAAAGATTTTGAAGTTATCCGGGACGGTAAAAAGCTGTTCTCCTTCCGGGTTCGAGGTCTTGATGACAGCGAGTTTGAGAAGTGCCGGGACCAGGCTACAAAAGTAGCTAAGGACCGTAGGTTGGGCAGTCTGGCCGTGCCGCGGGAGTTCAATTCGGCAAAGTTCAACAGCTTGGTAATCTACACAGCTACTCATCCCGATGACTGTAAAGCTATTTGGGATAACAAAGACCTCTGGGCAAAAGCAGACGTGGTAACTGGCTGGCAGTTGGTTGACAAGGTGTTAAAACGAGGAGAAAAAGAAAAGTGCATTGAGCTTATTGAAGAATTAAGCGGTTACAGCGATGAGGACGCAGAAAGCGCCGCAGAAAGCACGGTTGAAACATTAAAAAACTCATAAAGGCCGGGGGGAAGGC